TAGCGCAGGTTTGCGGGTAACAGTTCGACTAGGCGTCACGTACAGTTACAGATTGGTTCGAGTCCAAAACTAACACCAAATATATTGAGGCTCCCTTCGGGGGGTCTTGATGCCCCTATAGCTCAGCTGGTAGAGCAATTGATTTGTAATCAATAGGTCCGCGGTTCGAGTCCGTGTGGGGGCACCACCTACATCCACGAAGTATAGTAATGGAGAGACTGATGTCTATTAATGAAAAGATTTTTGACCGAATCATCGACCATGCTGGTGATGTAAGGTTATATGAAAACGGGCAACAACAAGCCCAACGAAATATACTAAAGAAACACAGGAAGAACCTTAAAGGTATCCTGAAGGAGAACATCCGAGGAAACGTCAAGCCAGAGGTTACTCGTTTCGGTAAAGAAATGAAAGACTCGTTGACGAAGAGTCTGTCGGGCTTCTCCACAGCACAGAAGGCATTCCACAAGAATAACCTTGATGCTGAAATTAAGAAATTCTATCGTACCCAAAAACCATCAACTAAGTCTTTGGTTGCTGAGATTACTGGTCCTAACATTAAAGGCACCCGTACAATCAATGGCAACCTGTCTAACATTGCTTCTGGTGAACTGGTACGTATACAAACTAAAGTCAAAGCTGGCCTTGCTAAAGGGTTAACTAATGACGAGATTATAAAAGACGTAATGAAGACTACGAAGATTACAGAGCACCAATCTAAGACTCTAACTCGTACTTCTATCACAAGAACACAAACAGATGCTATGAATCAAGTCATGGATGCTAACAAAGAAGTCCTCAAGGGCTACATGTTCACAGCTATCCTCGATAGTCGTACTAGTCCTATTTGTTCCTTTCACAATGGTCAGGTATATGAAGTTGGTGACAATCGTTATCAGCCACCTCTACATTGGAACTGTCGCTCTACTATGGTGCCAGTTGTTAAGGACAAAGAAGAGCTTCTGAAAGTAAAGTCTAAAAACATTAAGCCTAGAAACCTTAAGAACACAAGTGCTACTCAGCTTACAGGCGAACCTTCAAGAGTTAAAAGTTACTCTGATTGGCTACGTAAGCAAAGTACTGATGTTCAAGTTAAGATGCTAGGTGGTGAACGTCAAGCAAGCTTATTCCAGAAAGGCCGTATTGCTGCTTCTGAGTTTGTCTCTCCTGTAGGTAAAGCACTATCTCTTAGTGGTTTGATGCGTAGAGCTAACAAGACAGTTAAACGCCCTACAGCTAAGAACGATAGCAACATTGACTTAGAGTTCGGTACACCCGCAGAGCTAATGGCTTCTAAAGAGAACACTGCTGCTCTCCGTGCACACTTTAAGAATGATGCTGCAGAGAACGCTCAAGCGTTGGCTCTAGCTGACTTTAAAGGAAACTCCCTATCACAGAAGCAAGCTAGCCGCAGGGCATTCAAGAACAACCGTGAAGGTGCTGTTATGAATGCTGAAGGGGCTGACTATACAAGTGGCGCTGGTCGTCACCTACAGGTCCAGGAAGCAGAGATTCTGCAGGAGCGTCTTGCTAAAGTTACGGATAGCCCTGACTTAACTAACAAGCAAAAGACCTACATTACTAAGTTTGTAAAAGACCTTAGTCGTGATGTGTCTATCAACCAACGTGCTGTTGTAACTGATGTTATGCGCCAAACCTTTACTCGTGCTAATACCACAGGTGAAGTGTGGGGTAAACCAACTTCTGTTATGCGTAAGTTTACTATCAATGCTGTACAAGACTTAGGTACACTGATGTTTAACCGTAGTGCTGATAGAGGTAAACTCTTTGGTTCACTTACAGCTAAACTTGACAATGACCCAGCGGTTTATATCTTCAATAAGAAGTATACTATCTCTGAAATAGTCGATAGTCAACTTGCTGATAATCGTTTCATTGATACTTGGGAAGGTATCTACGGTGCTAAGCTAGCTAAGAAAGCTTACTACAGTGGTAAAGGCCCAATATCAGCTTACACACAATCTATCATTAAACGCTATCCTAGCCGTAAAGAACTTACTGAGAAGGTTTTAAACAACATTCCAGGCTATGCGCTTCAGAAGAAGTTCAGAACCTTGTTTAAGAAAAAGCCTCCTAAAGATTCTTGGTTAAAGATGCAGATTGATAAGATACGTGGCACACAACGTTCGTTCTTAGACCGTGAGTTCTTATTCTTACGTCAACGTGATAAAGCTTCGGCTAACCTAAGAAACAAAACTATCAAGGCAACTTCTAAAGCTATGAAGGCTATTGCTACAGCTGATGGCGCTGATTATGATATGTTGGCTATTAAGATTGGCCAGATGTTTGATGATGAACTTGGTTCACTCAACCCACTACGTTCTAAGACTTTAAAAGACTTCCACAAAGACGGCAGTCGTATTATCGCTTCTATAGAAAAGCAGGGTATGATTCGTACTACAGTTATCAGAGATATCGGTACATCTTCACCTAAAGACCTCGCTACAGGTAGACCTGTGAGTGATGCTGGTCTTCGTGGTGTGAATGTTACACGTCAAATTCAGATAATCAACGGACCTATGCGTCAGTTACAAGTCGCTTCTGAGAAAGCCCGTACAGCACGTCGTTTCGGAGTCTATAACAATCGTGATAGAGTCTATTCTCGTGCTGGCTCTAAAGAATACTATGATGCTCGTGGTCGTAAGACTGGGATGCCTGTAGTTTCTGAAAAGGTTTACGCTGACTATGACCCTAATCAAATTGATAACGGCATATCTTCAATGCTCAACCACGCTACTTCTGTTAAGTATGAAGTAGACAATGAGTTCTTCGACTTTGCTGAACGTGTTATTTACTTTAATGACAAACGTGGTGAAGCTAAGAAGTGGGACTCTGTAAACGAGTGGAAGAAGCTTTACATGAGCCGCGGTAACGATGGTCGTGGTGTTTTAGCCACAGCTAAGTTCCACAGGAAACGTAATCAAGCTTTCTCTGTTGATGCTTCTATTGACTTCCGTGGTCGTGTTTATCATCGTGGACTACTTACACCTACTAAGGGTGAAGCAGTTCGTCCGTTCTTGAACACAGCTAAAGCAGAAGCAATTAATGCTGATGCACTAGAAGAACTACAAGTACAAATCGGTGCCTTAGTTGGTAGCCCTCTTGATACACTTACTCTAAAAGGCCGTCTACAAGCTTTCAAAGACCAAGAAAAGAATCTTCTTGAGATTGGTGAAGCTATGTTAAGCCCTACACAGCCTGACAGACGTGTTAAAGAGTTCTTATCTAACCCTCTTGTTGCTGCTACAGAAGAAGCAGAAGTCGGTAAACTAGCTCGTCTAGCTCTGGAGTATACTCGTATACACAGGCATATGGACGGTCAGATGGTTAGTGATAAATCTCTTTGGACTAATGCTCAGAGACAACGTCTTGCACAATACAAAACTAAGATGATGATTGAGAATGATGCTAGTTCCTCTGGAGCGCAAATCATTTCACTGTCAACGGGAGACCGTAAGGCTGCTGAACTTTCTAATGTTCTCCAGACATCTAAGAAGCAACGTCTCTACGATGAGATTGCTAAACGTACTGTAGAAGACCCTGAGTTCCTAGCTATACCTGAGTTGGCTGATTTAGACTTAGACTGGACCGACCTTATGAAAGCTGCTAAGAACCAAAACATGGTTGCTTTCTATGGTGCTGGTGATGCTACTAAGTCTGCTAACGTTGCTAACCAGTTTGCTAAGGTTCTAGCTAAGAAGGGTAAGATTGCTATTTCTACTAAAGAGGTAGATAAGTTCAAGAAGTCTATTGATGCTAAGATTAGTTTCGAAATGGACAGAAAGAATTGGGCGCGTATCGATGAGCTACGTGACATCAAAAGACAAGTGGTATTATCCTCTAAAGAGGGTAGAACCATCACTGACTCACTATATGAAACTGCGAGAGCAGAGTTCAGAGACGGTGTAAAGAATTCCGAAGAGATGCATACATTCTTAATGAAGCTTACTGATGAGACAGGGAACCTTGTAGGTACTCGTCTATTCGATAAGATTTCTGGTATTATGTCGCGTCAACTCGAAAAAGAAGTTCCTGTTACAGGTAAGTTCATTAAGTTCTGGAAAGACGTTGCTAAAGACTATGTAAAAGAGTCTGGCTCCGTAGACATCCCTTGGGTGACTTTCGATTCCAAAGTTATGATGCAACGATACCGTACTAAAGAACAAGCAAGAATAGACTTTACCGACCCTGTAACGGGCGAGAAGGTCTTTAATATCTACGAAGGTCAAGCTAAAGATGGCAAACTAGTATCGCAACAGTCGGTACAAGATGCGTCAATTGGCCTTGGTGTTAATGGCAACCACAGTAATGATGCTGTGTTAGTCAGAGAGTTCCACCAATGGGGAAAGAAGAATAAAGTAGCTACTGGAACTATCCACGATGCTTTCTTCACTAACCTTGGTAAGGCGGTTCCCGCTAAATGGGCGCTTCGAGATATCTATGCAGATGCTTTGAAGCGAGGTACCATTGAGAAGACCCTCAAAGAAATGCGAAGGTCAGGTATGTCAAAAGCGACATACAACCAATATCTAAAACGAGCACAAGAAGACGGCTTAATCAATGTCAAAGACAGGATTACTCCTTCTGAAGTGCTAGAGAAAATCCGTCCAGGCAATGACTGGTATGGAATCGGCCCATAATATTTGTAATAGCTATGGTCCTTACTAACAAACAAAACGAGTCTGTGACTCATTATAAACATAAATCAACCCAAGCTGTGCTTGAAAGGAAATAACATGAGCGATAACATTATCGAAGAAGTAGAAACACCAGTAGAACCTGTTGTTGAAGAAGAAACACTAGAAACACCAGCTGCTCCAGAAGCTCCTGCGGATGACATCGAGTCTATCGTTGAAGAACGTTTAGCTAAGATGAAAGCCAACATGGACCGTATGGTCAGTGAGCGTGACGAAGCTCTCAAACTTAAAGCAGAGATGGAAGCTACCGCAAAGGAAGCAACTATTGCTCGCATGAAAGAAGAGGGTAAAGTCCAAGAAGCTCTTGAAATGGAACTTGCCGAAGCCCGTGCTAAACTAGATGTCTACGCAACTGAGACAACTAAGCTTAAGCGTGATGGTGTATTGAATGATGCACTTGCTGGCATGGAATTCCGCAGCGAAAAGTCTCGCGACATGGCTCGCAGAGAAATCGTTGACCAATTGGTTCAAAACGAAGAGGGTGCGTGGGTGCACTCCACAGGTTCAAATATTCGTGACTACGTCGAAGCTTATGCTAAGTCCGAAGATAACTCATTCCTATTCCGTGTTAAGTCTAACTCAGGAG